TAATAAACTCCTTAAACTCTGATTTACGCTTCTCTGGGAGTGGTAAGTTTTTAACCTTATTGCTATCAACAATCTGGTTTACTCTATCCCACTCTTCTTCAGCTTGTTTCTTAGCTTGGTCTTGTTTCTCAACAGTCTGCTCTTTAATACGCTCTCGTTCGTTTTCTTGCATAACACGCAAGTCCTGAAGAGAGTCTTTCGACTCTTCCAATAGATTACCGGAGTCTTCAATTGCTTGAAGGTTACGGCTGATTCTATTATCACTGAGTCCTTTAGACTTTAAAGAAAGTCTAATTACTTCTTTTTGAGTGTCTGCATCGTCTTCATTAATCTCTACTTGATTGAAATCAGTAGAAGGGTAGAAGGCGTTCATAAACTCTTGAGGATCTCCTCCCTGTCGTTCAAAGTCATATAGAGCTTTGACATTAGGGGTGGAGTTCACCAGGTTATCAAATTCTTCTTGTGAAGCTTTCTCAACAATCTTTTTTGTCAAGTTTATTAAGCCATCTTCAGTATCATCAATACCTTCGAGGTCTTCTTCACTTAGTTCATAACCCAGAGTATTCATGATGTTATCAACTACTCTAGGTTCATCATCTTCTTCACCTTTAGGCTTCTCAGGATCATCTTTATCCTCTTCTTCCTCTTCTTCAAGGTCATCGTCAGATGCATCGTCTTTTTCATCTGGATCAGGAGTTGGTTCTTCTTCCTCTTCCTCTATTTCCGGATCATCAAGTTCATTATCAATAACAGGATCTACTTCTTCTTCCTCTTCTTCCATACTGAAATCAAGAGCTTCAAAGTCTAGATCTTCGACTGCTAGTTTGTCTTCTTCTTTTGCCATATCTGAATATATGTAGTTTAAGTGTTAGTTGTAAAATTATTTTTTATAGTCTTGTTGACCTTAATTATATAGCATTAATTTTTAGAGGGCTTATTAGCTTGCTTACGTTTGATCTCTAAATCAACTCGTTTAAGCGCTTCTTCTACTCTATTAGCACGTTTTTCTTCGTCTATACGTTGCTGTTCGAGAGCAGTATCAGCAGATGTGTCAGCTGCATTAGCTGCAAGCTTCATAGCTTCTACTTCTTTTTGTCCTTCTACTCTTATTAATGCCTCCTCAAGAGATGTTGCATTCTTACGGAGTTCAATTTCTTTATTTTGCTGCATCTCCATAAGCTTAGTCTCACGTTCAGCCTGAGCTTCTTGTTGTTGCATTTCAGCTATAGCCTGATCTTGTTTAGCCTGTGCATCTTCTGCTGCTTTAATCTTACGTTTGATCTCAGCAAAGTTATCAGAGTCCAGTATATCAGCTACAACAGACATTCCTCCGTCGTTTTGGATATACGCCTGAGCCAGGCCTTTCATACGATCTAGGTTTTCTATATTCTTTCTGGCACCGGATACAAAGACTCCATACTCTCCTTCTGAATATGTATCTCCATCTAGACTAAAGAAGTTCTGCGTACCATCAGGCATCAGGTATGTACCTTTTTTACCTTTCAGCCAGACCTCTTTAGAGTTGTCTACCAACCCTTGAAGATTACGTTGTTCAAACCTATTGTGTTTTCTAAAGTAGTCTTCTGTGATATAAGAGCTTTGAATGATACTTTGCTCATTAACACCTTTACCATCGTATGTATCTACTTGCCCCTGCCTTTGTCTAGGCACACCGGAAGCGGCTTCCCACTCAAGTTTTACAGAATCAAGAAGGGTTATGTACTGCTCAATTGTACGAACAGACAGATCCAGGGCCTTTTTAGCTTGAGGATTCCACTTCTTACCTTCTTGGTTATAATCCATCCAAGCTATACCTGTAGTCTCAAGGAACGTCATAAACTTAGTGATATCCCAATCTGCAGGTATACTAGATAGGTCAAATTCTGCAATGATATCTTTAGACTTAGCAATAGATAGTTCTAACCGGTACTTGTAAATATCATAAATAAGCTGATAGGGTATGCCCATCATTACTAATGAGATATTAGCAGAGTTACGGTTAGAGTACTTTCTACCATTTACCGGAAGCTTACAGGACGATGGGTTATCCATAGATCGGCGCTGATTGTCCATAGGCTTGATCTCCTTATAGATTTTATTATCTATACGAACACCTTCCCATACTTCATTAACCCAGAACCAATCTACTGATTCATTCTCGGCCGGCTTATACTCTTCACTTACTATACGATCTTCTGGTAAGCCTGTATCTTCGTCTATGTACGTAAGAAACCCTACTTTCTTGTAGGACTTCCAGTATACTTCCATTACCTCTATAAGAGTATCATTATCATCAATTTCTTCATCAAGCTCAGTAGAACTAAACGTTAAATAGCTTTCTCTGTTAAACTGAGGGTCTTCGAGGTAGTCAATGTCTTCTTCGTCAAGATGTTTACTCCATCGGTTTACAATAGATGTAGCTGCCATCAGTCGTCTGACTACACACCAATCGCCATCTTCTACAAACTCTAAATCCGGATCTTTATCATAATCAATGTCCAGGGGATTAATTACCCTGTATTCAGGCTCATTGTTATTCGTGCCTATAAAAGCGTACTCTTCACCAGATACTAAAAAATCCTTCCATAATTTCTGATGCTTATCATATACTTCACAGTATTGCTTAATATAGTTTAAAGCATGTTGGCCGAGCTCAGATCGTACATCTTTATAGTTACGTCTGAAAAAGTCAATCTTTTCTTCTACTGTAGCCTGAAGCTCTTCTTGCTTAGCGTTCAGCCCGGATGTACGCTGTAGAGTAGCGTAAAATTCATCGGTAAGAGCTTCCATCAATGCAGACTGTTCACTCTCTTCTCTCAAAGTGACCGTATCAGCATTAGTAGCAATAACCATTGAGTTATCCGGTCTACGAGCTTTTTCTCCAATAAGCACATCTACGATAGGTTTTATAATATTGTACCTTTTTAGGTCTGCAGGTACATTCTTTCTTTTACCTCCACCGTAGGGCTGTAGCACATATCTATAATCCTCTTCATGTTTGTGCCCGTTATAGTAATCGTACAGAGATTTAATGCTGTGAGCACGGCCAGAATGTCTACTGAACGTAGAGAGTTCAATAAAGGCATCAACTGTCTCTTCTCTCCACTCATCATCCTTTTCAGAGAGTGGAAGCTTTTGTTTAGGTATCTTAGTTAATACTGATTTGTCTACAGCCATTATTGAGTCATTCGGTTAAAAAAGGGATCGTCAGTTCGTTTGGGCTTACTAGGTGCTATTTCGTAATTATAAAGCTCTTTGTCATAATACATACCAACCATAAGCGCACGTACCCTGTCAAAGTTACCTTTTTTGTTGTATTTAATCAACTCTTTAAGAAGGCCGGTATCATAGATGGTATGTAGTATCTTAATATCGTTACCTTCTCTGTCTTTTCCAATTACTGTATTAAGCCAGTCTCGTACATACAATTCTCCTTGATCAATTCTAGGAGTTGTCATATGCATACCGTATTGTCTGCTTACTTTCTTAGACTGAAGTTCTTTCTTATCAAGCATTTCGAACTCTTCTTCCAGATACGCAAGCTTTTTAAATCTCTTAGCGTATCCTATCACATCTCCCCGATCATTCTCAAACCCAATCTTAGCACCGTAATACTCTGCTAACATAAATAGATTCTTATTGTACTCATCCTGACTAGCGGGTCGGCCTACGTAAGATGCTACAATGGATCCACTGAATGTATGAGAAAAGTTGTTTGTACGCTTTATTACATAAGCTGCACCTAAAGACTCCTTATCTGTAGAGCTATCATGTGCGTACGGGTCATGGCAGACTATATATAATCCCTGAGGTATCTTTCCCTCTTTCGTTTTATATGGGGATTCTTTAATACATACAGCTCCAGTAAGATCATCTTTCTTGCTATGAGGGTATGTTAGTATAGGCTTAGCCGTAGCGCTAGGCTTGAACTTAATCGTATGATCAGCAGCATGGAATATATTGCCCGGAGTCAGCATAGACGTACGTCCTTGTGCTTTCACCTTATTATACTGAGCATTAAGTTCCTGTGTTGGGAACAAGTTAGCATCAGAAGAAAGTACAGCTTCAGAAGGCTTTTCAGCGTGCTCTGCTACATACTGTTGAAATGCCCTTGCAGAATCACCTTTCTTTTTATTAGCACGTTCTTTCTTTTCATACTCTATAGCACCTTCTCTATCTGAATTACCATCGTCATCAATGTATCCATCAAGGTTAAGATTATTAGGATGAAAGAATCCAGCGTCTGTACCTTCAGCACCATCATCCCATATATTATCAAATACCAGACAGTCGTACACAGAAGGCCGTTCGTGTAACGCTTCTGCAGATGTAAAGTCAGCTCCTTCTGTACCACCAGTACCAAAAGCGATCATTATACCAAGAGTCTTAGCACCTTGCTTTACCAGAGGCATAGCGATTTCCCAGGCGTCAAGTAGTTCAGGAAACTTACCGCTCTCTTCCCATAAGATAAGCTCTCCAGCGGCACCACGCACAGCATCAGGGTTATTGTGTAGTGATAGGCCACCTATAACACTTTGCCTTCCTTTCTCAATCTCCTTACCATCTACTTTTTTCTTATATCCGGACTTTTTATAATCAGATTGATCTTTAAGCTTAGGCTGTCCCCAAGGAGTATATTCGTCTACATGAGACATAAATTCCCATGCTTTATTCAAGATAGCATCTTTACCCTCTAGGTATTTACTATCCCCGGCCAGTACGAAATTCTTACTTCTTTTCACGTGATAGTAATTTCTTGCACACAGAGAAGCATTTTTATAAGAGTACCCTTTACGCCTGGCTTTCAGAAGATTAAGATGCTTGTTCATCTTACGAGCCAGATCTATAATTCCAAAGTATAAAAAGTCTCCGTCGTAGAAGGCCGGAAAGGTATTCTCTCGTTTAGATACTGTCTCACCTTCATTGTTTTCTACATCTACTGCCCGGTCAATTGGGCAATAGTTTAAATAGAAATAGTGGTAACCTGTTATGTATACACCGTTAGGGGCTGTATACCCATGAAGACACCTGTCTACTTCTCTATCCCAGTGAGCTTCAAAGTCTTTTTGTTCCAGATAAGGATCTAGATGGGTGTAGCATTCATGCTCTTTAAAAAAGTTAGCTGCAGGAGAGAGTAGATGAGTATCCTTAAAGAACATATTATCGTAGTCTATATGAATACGATTAAGTTCATCTATTTCAATAATGTCATCTAGACTCTTGGTGATATTATTCATTGTACTTATTTATTTTGTAACCGCCACGCACTTCTACTTCTTTATCTCTCTGCTTTTTAACTCTCTCTTCAAGCTTCTCTAGAGAATCAGTAATTTCACCCATGCGCTCTAGAGCTCTAATCACATCATTAACCTTATGTTTAGGCTTTCCCTTCTCATCCTCATCTGTGAGATCTACACTCTTTAGGTATTTAATGATGGTATAGCTTCCCTCTCTAGCACTTTGAAGAAGCCTTACCGGAAGCGTTGTTACCATTTCCTGATACCTTTTTGCTGCTTTCTTTACGGTTTTGTCAGGAGTATATTTCTTATCATCAAATACTGCTGATCCTACCTTAGGGTATCTTTCTTCTTCTTCTAAAGCCTGATAGGGAGAAAGCGGGTCATACATGAAGTATATCCAGGCAAGTTCTTTACAAGCCTGTAACTTCTTCCTGCCTTGGGAGTCTCCATTGCTTCCCCTATCTCTGGCTATTAAGTCCCGGAACTCTGGCAATGCTCGTACTTCCGGGTTTGGTACGGCATAGTTGTCTTCTACCTTCAGCAGCTCTATCATGTAAGATCTTTTCTTGAGATTCCAAATGTGAACTTATCCTTTTTAGTATAAGGAGTGTCAGAGTGCTCGATCTTCTCAGGAAAGTCCAGAGATTCAGCAAATGCTTTTATAGAGACACTCATCGTCTTAAGTAACACATTAATTACTGGGTTTTTAAAATAAACTCTTCTATAGTTTAATTCAATATCTTTGTACACGTCCATAAGCTGTTCTTGTAGACGATCTAAGATGACCTCATCTTTAGGTATTTCAAAGCTGTTGTAATTCTTATTCATCTTCAAGTTGTCTTAAAGTTTTACCATTACTGTTTTCTTTAAGCTTTTTAAGCCTATAAGGATGAACGTCAAACTTACCAAAGTAAGGCCACCGTATTGATTCTGCTTTTCCTCGTCTAAATACATGAGCCGTACACTCTGGTTGACTATTAACTGCTTGACGTACTTCTTTAAGAGTTTTATTATGCTTCCTTGCTATAAACTCTATTATGTCTTTTTTATCCATTTTAAATGAAATATGATACTTTTATCATTATTAGGAACTAGTATAGGATGGATAACATAACCATCATCTATCTTCTTAATAGCTCTCTTATCATGCATTCTCTTTATGTAGTTATTAAGAGTATTGAAGTCATCTCTACCTAGCTTTTCTGCTACCTTCTTCTTCATTTCTGTAGAAAAAGGATTTAGCTTTAGCCCGGCCTTTCTAACTAGCTTATGCTGATCTATGAAAGCAGCTAGTACTTCTATTTCAGTATCAGTAAGCCCAAATATGCCATTTAGCAACTGTATATACTGAAAAGTACTACTTATTTTAACATTGGTCTCTTTACCTTTCATCTGTCCATATTTAAGTTGATTATGTACTTGTTATCCTCGGTTTTAAGTATCTCACATTCTTTAGCGGACTCATTAAAAGCGCCCAGGTAATCATCAAAATTATTAACAGCTCTTGCTAGATGGTTAAGAAACGTAGCTAATTCTTTAGATGCTTTTCTTATCTCAGCTACCCTCTTTTCCATTTTAGCATTCTGCTTGTTTAATATAGATAGCCGGCCTTTTATCTGCTCGTAGGTCTTCAGGTCAAGAGATACTTCACCTTGTATTTCTAAATTATCATCTACAGTTACCATAGTAAAAGTGTTGGATTAGTGCCGTCAGTGTATTCCATTGCACATATAGGCTTATTGTTTTTAGCTAGAGTAAACATATGCCGTTCTTTCTTTTTGGCTTTGTTAAATAGGACTTGGTGGTTTACTTCTTGATCACCGCTAGCTCCTTGTATGATGGGGTTAATGATACGGTTAGCATATCCGTAAACATTCTGAGCAAATGAACTATCCTTTTTAGGAACACTTGCTACGTCATGAGTGAATTTATTGTTGTCTTCCATATTGATTATAAAGTTATTGTCTTCTTCACCACGAAGATATAACAAAGTCCTTTATAATACAAATATTAAAGGTTAGTTAGTAAATAGAGTAGTAATTGTTAATAGCTGATAGGGAGGGAATCGAACCCACATCTAACCAGTTAACAGCCGGTCGCTTTACCTTTAAGCTACCTATCAGTATTGGGTTTAAAGACGATAAGTTACTTATATCGTTTATACACCCTATAATTGGGGTGACTAAGGAGATTTGAACTCCCACCAACAGGGACACAACCTGTCATGCTACCTTTACACCATAGTCACAGTACCCTGTAGAAGATTCGAACTCCTATTACCGGGGTAGAAACCCGGCGCACTGTCCAGTTGTACTAACAGGGTATAAGAGGAAGTCAAGGGGATCGAACCCTTACATGCCCAAATAAGACACATCATGGTTTTCAAGACCAATAAGTACGCCAACCTTACGGACTTCCTTAATCATCGTACCCAAGATGAGAGTCGAACTCATAAACACCGGATTTTAAGTCCGATAGCGTTGCCAGTTAGCTTACTTGGGTGTTGAGGAAGACACTGGATTCGAACCAGAAAGCTTTCACTTCCGACTGTTTAGCAAACAGTGCTCCAGACCGACCGGAGATTACCTTCCATTATATGTACCCAGGGTGAGACTCGAACTCACAAAGGTCAGTGCTTCTAAGGCACCATGCTCTTCCAATTCGCTTTGAACCCACCTA